TATTCCAGCGCCAAGAAGAGCGCAAGCTAGAGGTTGCAGCAGCAGCTAAAGGCTTCGAAATCGTAGAGTCAGTTCGCTCTGATGCAGATGTATTCAACGAGATGGTACAGACTCGCGGTTCACACACCTTCGAGAGAAGAGCGCTTGCTACTTCTACGGATACAGTGCCGGAGTCTTTTTTCGACCAGGTTATGAATGTTGCAAGAGCAACTGGCCCGCTTTTGGATGTATCTCGCGTATTCAACACCGGAACTGGTGAGAAGGTTACTTACCCAGTATTGACCGCTTACGCAACTGCAAACCTAGAGTCAGAAGCAGCAGCACTGGATGAGGAAGATCCAACTTACAGCTCCATCGAGCTAGACGCTTACAAGATTGGTGGAATCACCAAGCTTTCACAAGAGCTAGTAACTGACGCTGGATTCGACATTCTTGAGCATGTTGCAGAGGCAGCTGGTAACTCACTCGGTTTCCAGGCAAACAACCTCTTGACCAACGGAACAGGAGTAACTGAGCCAACTGGTTTCCTAGAGGATGCAGAAACAGGCAAGACTGGTGGAACAGGTGTAGGCGGAGCATTTACCGCTGACGACCTGATTGACTTGGCATACAGCCTTGACAGCGCAGCTCGTAGGCTTCCAGGAGTTGCATGGATGGCAAACGCTTCAACTGTTGCAGCTATCCGCAAGCTGAAGGATGACGATGGTCGCTACTTGTACGCACCATCTTCAAGCGCCGATGGTGACACCCTTCTTGGATACCCAATCGTGGAGAACCCACACATGCCAAGCATCGGAACTGACGAGAAGTCAGTAGCCTTCGGTCACTGGCCAAGCTACTATGTCCGTGTTGCTGGCGGTCTGCGCTTCGATGTAAGCGACCAGGCATACTTCGCCAACGACCAGATTGGTTTCCGCTTCCTAATGCGCCTAGATGGTGGACTAACTGTCCCATCACACATCAAGGTATTCGCAGGTGGATCTGCCTAAACCAAAATAGAACAGGCAAAGGCGAGAGTTGTAGGTTGCTCTCGCCTTTGTCTTTGCTAGGATTCTTTTATGCCAACCTACGAGAAAATTAATGGCTTAGTATCACTAGCCTCGAACACACCAGGCGCTCCCACTGGCTACGGACAGCAGGGAGAGTATCTAGTTGACCGCATGCTCCGGCATGGAATGAAGGTCGCAGCTCTATCTAATTACGGACTAGAGGGATCAGTTACCGAACTAAAAATAGGCAACAAGAAAATCCCTCACTATCCCAGAGGATTTGCACCTTACTCAGACGATGTAATCCCACACCACCATGCACACCACAGACGAGGCAAAGAAAATCTACCTCACTGCATCCTGACTCTTTACGATGTATGGGTATATAAGAACCCTGCTCTCAAGAACTTACCAATGGTTAGCTGGACACCACTCGACCATGTAACCCTTCCTCCACAGATAAAACGCTACCTAGAGCAAGACAATGTAGAGCCAATCACAATGTCACCTCATGGACAGCGACAACTAGCAGAAGCAGGGATAGCATCTAACTACATTCCTCATGGTGTAGATACAAAGACTTACAAACCCACTCACACAGTCAACGGACTTCCTACGAGAGAGTTCATGGGAGTCAAAGATGATGAGTTCCTAGTCGGTATGGTTGCAGCTAACAAGGCTAACGGAATAATTCACCGCAAGGCTTTCGCTGAGAACCTAATGGCTTTCAGTATGTTGCAGAAGGAACACCCTGATGCAGTCCTATACATCCACAGCGAGCCGACAAAAATAATGAACGGATTTGACCTCGGTAACCTAATCAAAGCAGTAGGCATCCCACAAGACAGAGTAATCTTCCCTGACCCTATGCAGTTACGCTATGGATACCCTCAAGAGCATCTAGCAGCTCTTTACACTGCTTTTGATGTCTTACTTGCGCCATCATACGGAGAAGGCTTTGGAGTCCCTACAATCGAAGCACAGGCTTGTGGCACTAGAGTCATTGGATCTAACTGGGCAGCGACTCAAGACCTGGTAGCAGAGGATGGCTGGCTAGTAAACGGAATACCCTTCTGGGATGAGGGACAGTCGGCTTGGTGGCAGATACCATCAGTCCCCTCTATTCTTGATGCACTTCGTCAGGCTTACCAAGAACGAGGACATTCTGATACTTCGCTAAAGTTTGCTAAGCAGTTTGATGTTGACAAGATTTGGAAAGAGAAGTGGCTACCCTTCTGGGAGGTTTATTTTGGAACTCTCTGACTTGAAAGATAAGCACAAAGGCGAGGACATTTACATCCTCGGCTCTGGCAAGTCTATGGAGTTCTATGACCCTAAGTTTTTTGAAAATCGCGTAACAGTTGCAGTCAATCACTCGTTTAGGAATTATCTGCCGAGAGTAGATTATGTCTGCACTAAGTATCATGAAGTTGCAACTCTAATCCGAGATGAACACCCCGACATTATTCCTGTTGTAACTAAGTATCTACATGGTCAATACCCAAAGCCAATGATTAGACAGTCTGGTGTAGTGATAGCAGATCACATCAACAATAGAGTTGAAAATTTCCGACCTGGTGAGTGGCCTAAACAAAAAGATGTTTTGATTACTTCTGCTTCGACTATAACTACCGCTATGCACCTAGCTGCTTACATGGGCGCTAGAACAATCTTTATGTGTGGCAATGATTTAGGAACTCTTGACGGAGAGCAGAATGTTCAGAATCATGGCGGTAGAAGCATAGATAAAGTTTCAAGAATCTGGGACAAACAAAACAGGCAAGTTAAAGAAGAACTAGAGAGCCGCTATGACACTAGAGTGTATGCCTTACTGCCTTTTAGCTCCATAACCTTAGATGGTCACAAGTATGAAGGACATGCAGGAAAACTAAATGCTTAGTAATCTGACAGTTCCGGTATTGAACAGATACGACCTATTACAGAGGATGATTGACTCGATTGATTATCCGATTGAGCATTTACTGATAATTGACAACGGAGGACAACTAACCGAGGTTAAAAAAAATCCTTTAGTCAAGAAAACAACAATCTTGAATATGCCTAGCAATCTAGGAGTAGCAGTTAGCTGGAACTTAGGCATCAAGAGCTTTGCAGAGGAGGATGTATTCTTCTTCAGTTCGGCAGACACACAATACAAACCAGGAGCGCTAGAGACACTTGCTCAGGCTAATAAGAACCGCATAACACTAGCCAAATACTTTCCTTATTGGCACACATTCGCAATCGGAAGTAACATTGTCGAACTTATTGGGTTGTTTGATGAGTCGCTTTACCCTATTTATTTTGAGGACAATGACTATATGAGAAGAGCTGATCAGGCTGGACTAATAACTCAATACATTGACATTCAGACTCAACACGACAACAGCTCTACAATAAACTCAGATGCCGAGCTAAAGAAAAGAAACAGCACAACCTTCTCAAGCAACAGAACTTACTTTGAGACTAAGAAACACAATGAGGACTTTACAGAGGGCAGATGGAACATAACTCGCAGGAGGGCAAACAGTTGGGGCGTGTAGTAATCACAGGAGTTGCCGGATTCTTAGGCTCACACCTAGCCGACAAGTTTCTAGCAGAGGGCTGGGAAGTAGTTGGTGTTGATAACTTCATCGGCGGTTATGAGGACAACATTCCTGAAGGCGTGGAGTTTTATGAGCGCGACCTAACCGAACTGGATTTAGAAGAAGAGTTCTGGCGGTCAGACTTACTTATTCATTCAGCAGCACTAGCCTACGAGGGACTATCAGTATTTAGCCCTGCCCTAATTAGCAAGAACATTATTCAGTCATCAGTCAACCTTGCGACTATTGCAGTCAAGCACAACATCCATCGGTTTGTTTATCTGTCCTCAATGGCTCGCTATGGTGACCACAATGGACAGATGTTCTTTGAGGACTTCACACTAAAGCCGCAAGACCCCTATGGAATTGCTAAGGCATCGAGCGAGCAACTAATACGCAATATCTTGGACACTCATGGAGTTGACTGGACAATAATTGTTCCGCATAACATCATCGGCTCAAGGCAGAAGTATGACGACCCCTATCGGAATGTAGCCTCTATCTTTGTCAACAGGATGCTGTCAGGTAAGCAACCGATTATCTATGGTAACGGATCACAACAAAGATGCTTTAGCTTTGTCGGCGATGTAGTCGAGCCACTATACAAAGCAACACAGATTGAGGAGTCTGTCGGCGAGGTAATCAATGTCGGGCCGGACAAAGGTACAGTCACAATCGCTCAATTAGCCGAGGCGATAGCAGAGAAGTTAGAGTTTGATCTAGGGCCAATTTATATGATAGGCAGACCACAGGAAGTCCCGATAGCAACATGCTCGGCAGAGAAGGCTAGAGAGCTTCTGGGATATGAGGCTAAAACAAACTTGAGCGATGGACTAGATGAACTAATCGCTTATATCAAGAACCGAGGAGCTAAGCCCTTTGAGTATCACTTACCGCTAGAGATAGTCAATGAGCTAACACCTGCTACTTGGAACAACAAACTTATGTAGTTGTAGAATAGTAGCGAGGAGTTTAGATGGCTATTACTAACGGATACGCAACACTTGAGCAGGTCAAGGCATCGCTTGAGATTAGCGACAGTTTTGACGATTCAATTATTGAACTTGCTATTGAGTCAGCATCGAGGCAGATTGACCAAGAGTGTGAGCGGTTCTTCTACCAGCTAGATAACCAAACTTTTTATTACTCAACTGATGATCCTTATCTAGTCGAGACTGACGACATTCGCTCTATCACGACACTCAAAACTTCTGAGGGCGGAGATGGTGTATTCGATACAACCTGGCAGCCTAAAGATTGGCAAGAAGAACCCTTGAATGGATATGTTTCCGGCATAGCTACACCAACGACACGCATTAGGG